TGCGCCAAGATGGGCATGTGCATGATGAAAGGAGCCAAGAAATGAAAAAGGCAGGCAAACCTAAGATGATCAAAGAGTACGGCGGTATGGAGAAGTACCCAAACAAAGCCGCCATGATGAAGCACGAAAAGATGGAATCCAAGGGCATGGAATCCAAAGAAAAGAAAATGGAAAAGATGATGAAGAAAGGTAAGAAGTAATGCCGTTCACATCTGAAAAGCAAGCCCGCACTATGCGGGCCGCTGCACATGATCCAGCTTTCGCCAAGAAGATGAAGATTTCACAGACTGCTGCCAAGAAGATGGTCGCCCATTCGAAAGGCAAGTCTATAAAACCTTCGTCAAAAGCCAAGAAGTAATTACTTCATCCCAGCTCGTTTGTTTCTTGGGAACGAGCGATTGGCGGAAGCGGGTACTGCACGTAGGTTCCCGTTTCCGTTCCCACCGCCTTTGACGATGGGCCGCTTGTGGTCTACGTCTTTGCCGTCCCCTTTCGACACCACGCCCTTACGTTCCATTTCCCGACGCGCAGCGTTGCGCTGAGCGCGATTTTTCTTTTGCTCTTCCGTACCTTGGTAGTTCTGGTACTCGGTCTTGTAGTTGCGTGGCATGATGCCTCCTAGTTCGCAGCGCCTTGCAGCACGGCTAAGGTCACGGGGCTTTGCTGACGCGCTGTGGTGCTGGTGATCGAGTCAACAAACCGAGGGTGGTTTACATTAACGATCAGACAATGCGCCTGCCCGGGGTTTCTGTTTGTACACCCCTTGAATATGGTAACGCGCTCTCGCGCAGAGATCAATGCGTTGTTGGCTTCTAGCTCACGTACCACACGATCCATGCCGTCCCGAGTCTTGTTCAGCCACTGCTTGAGCGAAGTCAGATTGATCGCCAAGACGCTGCCGGGCATGACTGGGGTTGTGCTGTCGTAGACTATCTTCAGCCGCGCCACAGCACGTTCTGGGGCAGGCACACGCACTTGCTCTTTGCCAGACCCATACACCTCAGTGACCTCGATGAGCCGATCGTTGTGCTCCTGCAAGAACTGGCCAATGGTGTCGAATACGTCCTGCCGTGAGTCCACCATCTCTTTTCTGATCTTCAACACGTGGTCAAGTAAGTACTGGATTGTCTTGTCAATGTCGAACGGGAACAGCCCGCGCCGTGCGCCTATCTTGCCCATGATCCATGCGCTGATAATGCCTGCTCGGAAGAAACGTTCTTGCGGTTCGAAGATGAAGTTGAACTTCTTCAAGAACGCAGCATCGCCTCTTTCCCACACTGCCTCTGGCCCGCCCATCTCAATGACTTCAGAGACTAACTCGGGCAGCGCCCAGCCATTATTCTTAGCCACAATGTCGAAGAACCGGTAGCCGTTGCTGGAGCCTTTCTCATCAGGCAGGATGAACGAGCGATCATGGTGGTGCAGTTCTAGCGTACGTGCTTTGAGCGGGTCGTTGCTGGTCTGCACGTTCTCAAACTTGTGGTGCAGCGAGAAGTTGGTCGTGATTAGTGTAGGGCCATCCCACTTCACCGGTTCGCGTAGCTCTCGCTCTTTAGTCATCGCGATCTTCTCACGCCCTTGACTCAGGTCATACGCCATGTCAGCGATAGCACTGTCGTCAGCCGTGGTAAGTTCGTCGATGGTGCAAGGCAGGTTGTTTAGCACCCCACGTATTTTGTACAGCGCGTTCGACGTATCGTTTTTGTTCAGCAGCAAGTCGCGCGGTGAGCCGACTAAGCTGTTAGCTGCGATCAGCGACAGTGACTTACCTGTCGTTGTTTCTGTGGAGTAGATCGACACAACCAAACACGCGTTGCCAGATACCTTGCCAAGAATGCCCGCAGTAGCCAACAGTACTGCTGCACGTAGCGTCTGTGTCCCGGGGTAGTTCAGCATCTGCATCGCACCAATCCACTCATCGCGTGAGCCGTGTGTCTTGATGATCTCTGAGTACCGCGCAGCAGGGCCGCGCAAACGACGTGCTGTTGTGCCTGTCGGTGAGCCGATGATCTGTTCGCCGCATAAGAACGAGCCATCTTCCTGCCAACCGAACGCAATGAAATCAAGCCCAGTAGGCGCTTGATTCTGAACCATGGTCAAGTAATCCATTAAGTAACCCCGTAGTTTTTCCTGCTGCCCTACACCTTTAACACTGAAAACCTGCCGGTTGAGAAGGAACGTCGCAAACTCTTTGCCTATCCCTGCAATGACGCTGATCTCGTGGTCTTCTTCCTTCCACCCGATCATCGGGTACTTCACTGCTAACCTGAATGTTGTCCTGCCAGATACCAAGTCCTTGTACACACCGGTGATGTGCATTGGGTACGGCGAGATCAAATCCCAGTCTGTCGATTCTATTTCTACTGCACCGCCGTTCGAGTCTTTGCCCTCTGTCTTGATCTTAACTTCTTTAAATATCTTACCGTCTCGCTCTACGTACGGTTTGGGCAACTCAATCTCGACACTCTCTTCACCAGCAATATCAACGGTAGTCGTTGTCGATGATGTCAACTGCGCAGGGCTTGTGATCTTCCCTCTGTGCGGGCATCCCTTACACCCCTCGCTACTCAGTTGCTCAAACTTCGCGCATGTCGTAGGGCCTGTGCCCCGCCACCCAGCCATCTTGTTGAGACTGTCTTGCAGATCAAAGTCAGGGTGCTTGCCCGCTAACATGATCACAGCTTGCTCGACATCAACAGCATGCTTCGCAATACCCAACGACCCCCGCCACAACGGCTCAGTCACTGGCATACCTGCTGCGTCTGTCACACCACCTGAAGCAACTAGCGCGGCGATCTGTTTGCAGTGTTGTGCAACAACTTCAATACGCACATCGTTTGAATTCATGATCGCAGCACTAACGCTGCTACTTGTTCTCGCTGTTTTCTTAGGTGCTACCTGCGCAGCTTTACCGAACCAAGGCTTCAGCACTGTAAACAACTGCACTGGATCAAAGTCTGGTGAGTCTAACTTGCACTCGACTAACTTCCACGGTATCTGTTTCTTGTGGTGTGTGCCCACCGGACGCAGCACCATGGATGGGTCGTGAATCTTCGTTGTGTCGATCACAACACCGTTATCATCCAACGCAACGCGCAATGCTGTTGATGCCTTGACCCAGTGCGCAGTGCTCACCGCAGAAGTCAACGGCCAGTAGCAATGCAAACCTTTGCCCGACGAGATGATCATCGGTGTCGGCATACCTATTTTATTAAGCGCTGCGTTCAGCGCAGTCCAGCCTTCTTTCTGTGTTGCGTACGGCTTGTCTTCACCAATGTCTAAGTCAAGCGCTAATGTTTTAAACAGCGTAGCTTTTTCTTGTGTTCTGTACCACTTACGTTTTCCATTGTCACCAATGTATGCGTGATTCGCAAACGCTCCAACACCGAAGTACAAGGTCGTGTCTTGCTCTTGATCCCACTTGTGAATCGCAGCGACTGCATCATCGATGTTCGCAAACGACCCACGGTTCCAAAAGAAACCTCTTGGGTTCTGGCCTGATGGGTCAGGCTTGTGAGTGCAGATGACAAGTTCGTCTTGTTGGGCAAATACGCGAGTAAGAAAGTTTTTAGTATCCAATGCCGTGCCCTCAGATAGAAACCCCCGCCGAAGCGGGGGCGCGTTTTTATGCCTTATTCTATTACTCGTCGAAGAGACTGTCGAGCTTAGCCGACAATTCTTCTGAGGCTTTCACAGGAGCAACCGCAGGCTTTTCTTTTGGCGCTTTGGCAACAGGCGCCGGAGCCGCTGCTGCTTCTTCCTCATAGGCATCATCAACTGCGGGGGCAGCAATGGCCGGAGCTTTTTGCGGGGCAGCAATCGCAGGTCCAGATTGTCGTGGTGACAACTGGCGGGTAGCAATCTTGACCGCATCACTCTCGATCAACTCTTCTACACGTGCAGATGCTTTCTCAGGTACAAAGTTCTTACGAGTAAACGTAATTTTTGGATAACTCGCCGAGTCGTCGAACCCCATCTCAGTGATGACATCCTCAGTACCCATGCCGTAGTTGTCTAAGTCTTTGACATACTCGCGCAGATTCTTCATGCCCGACACTGGCACTGTTAGGCTGTAGACCTTGGTTGGATCAGCAGCAGGTACCACGGCAAGGTGACGTTGGTCTGAGCACATCTTCGACTTGGCACCGGACGGCAGAACCTTTGAGCCCAAAATGTTGTTCGGGCAGTCAGCGCAAGCACTGTGTACCGGCGTCTCGATAGCCGCGTCAGGCTTCAAGCCATCGTTCGACCAGCAGTCAGGGCGCACGTCAGACGCAGACGCGTCGAACTGTTTGGCGTAGAACACCTTGGATACCCGTGGGTTCGCGCCCACGATGAT